GCGTACCTCGGAGGGGCGAACCTCGAAGGGGCGCACCTCGAAGGGGCGCACCTCGGAGGGGCGCACCTAGAAGTGGCGAACCTCAGAGGGGCGTACCTCGGAGGGGCGTACCTCGGAGGGGCGAACCTCGAAGGGGCGCACCTCGGCGAACAGTGGATAGTGCAGGGGCTCCCCAGATCAGACGGATACTGGTTCTGGCTCCAGAAGCTGACTGACCAGGAACCGATGATCAGGGCCGGTTGTCGCTGCTTCTCGGTACCAGAGGCTAGGGCGCACTGGCGCGTGACCAGAGGCGGCACGCCGCTCGGCGAGGAGACTGAGGCTATCATCGACATTCTGGTGCAATTGGCGAGAGTGAGAGGATTGATGAAATGATTAGTGGAGACAGAACGCTGGGCGGCAACAGGCTGCCAGACCTCGGAGGGGATGGTGCCGGTGGAGACCGACACCAACCTGCCCTTCTACGCTTAGCTGAACAACTGTGGGCGGACGTGAGGGACTTGGGGTGATGAAGAAATGTCTCGTGTTCGGTTGTGAGAACCACAGCAATCAGGGTACCTTCATAGACGACCTCTGCGCGCCGTGCCACAGGCTAATCACAACTGGCGAAGTCAACTACGGGCGTGATTTCATCACGACAGCCATCAAAGAGCGGGACGCTATTATCGACATTCTGGTGCAATTGGCGAGAGTGAGAGGATTGATGAAATGACTAGTGGAGACAGAACGCTGGGCGGCAACAGGCTGCCAGACGAGAGCCCCGGAGCGTCGGGGCGCATCGGCAGGACAGACGGAGAGTTCTCAGTCTGCCAGTTCTTCGAGAACGACACCTACGAGTACGTGCGGCGCTGGGTCAGCGCCGAGGAGGCCGTCGAGGCGGCGCGGCACTACTGCTACAGTGTCGGAGCGCGGCTGGGCTTCGTGCGGCGCGTGATCATCACGGACGGCGGCGATTTCATCAACTTCGAGTGGAAATATAGAGAGGGGGTGACGTTCAAGTGAGCACGGAGCCGAGGATAAGGATCAACGACCACGAGCTATCGGAGGATCAGGCGTCAGTTCTACGGATAGGATTTCAGATATTCAACGAGCTGATGGAGAAGCATCCGCCGGCGTATCAGCCGGCACTGACGGCCAAGTATCGGGCCATCAGCAGACAACTGATAGCGATGATGGAGGAGTGAGCCGATGGCGCAACGTGAGAGTCACGTCTACGATCGCGAGGAACTGGAGGAACTGGTGTCGGACGCCAACGCGGTGCGGCAGCGACTGCTACGGACCGTGCGCGGAGATCAGGCCGACAGGGTTCTGATGGCGATCACTATGCTGCTCGTAGACGTGGCGGCGGACAGCGGCACGACGATGGAAGAACTGATCCGCGTCGTAGTGGAGATGTCGAGGGTAATCGACAGAGGAAGGGTGAATTGAGCTACAGTCAAGAGGTCAAGGAGCGCGCCTACGCGATCGACCCGGAGTGCTGGAAGAGCTACAGCGGCCGACCGATCGAGTTCAAGCGCAGAATGGAGAGACGCAGGACGGAAGCCCTGCGTAGAGCGCAGGCAGAGTCCGACGCAGCGAAGCCGCCGCCCGGTCCGACGCTGGCGGAGCAGATAGAAGCACTCGATAGTCGAGTGCAAGAACTTGAGAAGCGAGCCGGATGTCCCGGCCGCGAATAGTAGGAGGCGTGTTGTTATGGAAGATTACTTCGAGAAGGCTCTGACCGGCATCGACAAGGAGATCGCCGAGTTCAGGGAGCGAGAGCGCGTCAGGCACCGCTGGTTCAAGGTCGCGCTGTGGACCTACGCCGCGCTCTGCTCGGTGACGATCGCGTGGTTATTGGTGTCGGTACTGGGAGGTGGACGTCATGGCTAGGTGGCAGTTCTCGTTCGTCGCGGAGGGCAAGCACTTCGAGCACCTGATGGAGATGCTGGTACCCCTGAAAGTGGAGGACCTGGACTTCAAGCTGGTCGCCGGCACGGCGACGCGCATCCGCGCTGGTGACAAGCCCGCGTGGCAGATTATCGCCGACATGGCTACCGACAAGCCGCAGCCCATGGATACGTTCAAGGTGGCCCTGACTAGGGCGGGGTTCGCCAAGAACGGCTTCTACAGCGGCATGGATCAGGCGCTCAAGAAGAAGGCAGTCAGGAAGCGCGTGATCGGCGGCAAGCCGCACTTCGTGAGAGGAGGATAATGGACACCATCGAGAAACCGACGGGAGTCGTCGACTACAGAAAAAGAGTGAGCATGCCGATCCGGGACACGCATCGCGACGGATGCGTGATGTTCTGGGTCGACGTGTACGGCGTCGAGCCCCTGGACCTGTGCACGGTTCCGGGCGGTGGCGAGCCCATGAGGAAGGCCGTCGAGCGTCTGGGTCTCGATACCGACAGGTATCAGGCGTGGATACTCGACGTACCGATCAAGTGGAGAAGGAGTGTCACGTGATCAGAATATGGACAGCGGCGCTGGCGGCACTGGTGATCGGGATATGCTCGACGTACTGGCTCACGACTTACGTCGTGCTGAACGAGTTCGTAGCGCTGAGAGCCGCGTTTCACTTCGAGAGACTGTTCTACTGTCAACCCCCACAACGAGAGATAGATTAGGAGGCGTAAGATGAAGGCCAAGCTACACGGAACGTATCTGTTCAAGGACAAGGACCCGGCCATCGACTACCTGCGCACGCCGAGGAAGAACTCGGGCGACTCGGACAACCGCATTGCCCTGCGCGCTGGCGTGGCACCGGGCACGGTGCGCAACGTGTTCGACGGTGACACGCGCAAGCCGCAGTTCGCGACCATGGTGCGCATCGCGCGCGCTATCGGGCCGGAGGGCGTGCGGGCGCTGGTCAAGTGCGTCGAGGGCGGCGGCGAGCGCAGCGTTCTGCCTCAGCTGAAGCTGGTGCAGGGCGGCAAGCAGACTGCTGGGAGGAAGCGAGCGTGACAACCCAGGAGGAATATCTCGGCGACGGGCTCTACGTCTCATTCGACGGGTTCGGTTACAAGCTTCGCGCGCCGCGCGAGAACGGAGACCATTGGGTCTACCTCGAAATCCCGCGCGTGCTCGCCGCCTTCGATCGCTTTCGCAAAGGGGTCGAAGATCTCAGGCGCGAGAAAAACTTGACAGAAGGGTATCAGCTACCGCCGCCCATTGCCAAGTAGCGGGGCCTAGCGGCGCACCGTTGGGCGCGTCGCTGCTCCACACTCTCACGCCTGGACGGCCGTGCACCGCGCGGAGGCCTCCCTGTCGGGCGGTCACGGCCAAGGCCCCCGGTATCAGCCACAGATCGTCGGTGGCGGGTGACCGGGGGCCACCTTCTGTTCTGCGACGAACTGCGATCCAGACTCTGCCGCCGCACCGCGTCCGCCGAGCTATCCACCCGATCTGCTCCGGGCGGAGAGTGACAGTCCAGCCGTCGGTACTCTTGAACTCCACCCATCCCTCGACGCCGCCGAAGCAGTAGTTACTGTCCGGCACGCCGCGTCCAGTCCCGCCGGTCTCCACGCTCTGCCAGTCGAAGTGCGGCAGGTGCTTGCGAAACAGCGGGCGCAGCCCGTCGTCTGGCTTGGCTCTCACGCCTGCACCACCACGGTGTCCTCCGGCAGAGGACAGCTAGACGAGCGCCACTGATCGAGGCACTTCCTAGCCTCGTCTCCGGTAGCGAACGGCATGGCCAGTATCTTGGACGACATGAGGTGCCACGCGGGCCTGTAGTGGGTACCGACGTGCGTGAAGCAGACGTAGCTGCCTCTGGCCATCAGGTAGTAGCGCAGCCCGCCGCCGAGGTGATAGCTGATAGTGCTGCGGCCCCGGCTACCCTTGTCGCGCTTGGCTACCGTGTCCACTACCCAGTAGATCGGGATTCCGAGCCGCTTCGCCTGACGAGCCAGATCGTTCAGAGTTCCCCTCGCGTTCTCCGGCTCGTCGATGCCGTACAGCCTGCTTATCAGGTTCTCTGTTCTCATGGAGCCTCCGGCCCTCGCGAGCGCGTGGACCATCTCGGCGACGCGAGGCGGCACGCGTCTGCCGCAGACGGTGTTGCTGTTCAGGTCGACGTCTAGTTCTCTCATCATATCATGAACTGCCCGTGCCGCGCGAGAGCGTAGATCGAGACACCGCGCAGTGCGGCGCGACGCGTGCGCGGTTGCCGCCAGCCCCACGACGTCAGCAGATCGTGCGCCACCCTGTCCATGGACCACTCGCTGACGCGCTTGCGGCCGTCGCCGTCGGTGACGAGCGCGTGGCAGGGGCCGTTCACTCGGAACGCGGGGCGGAATGGTCTGATTCTGTCGTCTGTCACTGTGCTAACTCCAGTAGGTGAGTGTCGATCTGCTCTGGCCACTTCAGGTTGTCCCACAGGACGTAGGTAGCGCGGGCGGTGGCGTTGCTGACGGTGCCGACACGCTGATCCCATCGCACCCTGCGGTGCTGCGGGCCGCACGCCAGTCTGCCTCTGGCTGCCGCGCGGCTGTAGCGCACGCGGTCGCCTATCACGTAGGGGTTAGGCATCCTGTCCCCTCCTTCCGGCGACGCAGCGCCAACCGCCCTTGATAGTGTATCCCGGGTTCTTGCGCAGCCAGTCTGCCATCAGCGCCTGAGCGCCGATCTGGCAGGTCATCATGTTCACGCTCGGGTCGGTGTCGCTGGTCGCGATGACCCGGTCGGAGCATGTCGCGGCTAGGCACACGGTCGCTACGATAAGAATCGTCATCTAGGCACTGTCCTCCGTTGTCAGAATCTGTCGTCCCTCGACGACGTCGAGTGGGTCGCTGCGGACGAAGCGACGCGGCTTGTCCGGGTAGTAGTGGTCGGCGATCTCCAGCACCGTCATCGTTCGGCCGCCGAGGACGCTGAGCCGACCCGGCTTCGCGGCGAGCGCGGCGTCCACGGCTCTGCTGACGTGGGCGTAGGTGCGCACCTGATGCCCGCTGCCGCGGATTATCAGCGTGTCCTGTCGGGCGAACGCGTCGATCACGCTGCGGCTGCCGACGCCGTACAGATTGCAGAAGCGCACCACGGCCCCGCCGTAGTAGCGCACGATGTCCTCCGCCGCTCGCTTGGTGATGGCGTACGGACTGGTCGGGTAGTTCACCATGGACGTGCTGGCGAATACCAGTCGCTCGCCGTAGTAGCGGGCCAAGCGCTCGGTGACGAGCAGATTGTCGTCGACGTTGCGCCGCATGTCCTCACTCCGCGCGTCCGTCGCCGCCGCGAGATGATAGACGCGGTACCAGGACGTGAGCGGGTCGGTCAGTAGCTCGTGTCCCAGCTTGCGGTCCCTGCACGAGACGATGCGGCCCGCGTCGCGCAGCGCGCGGATCAGGTGCGGCCCGACGAAGCCCTGCGATCCGGTGACGAGTACGCTCTCTGTCACGCGGCTCTCCTGCGGTTGGGGTTTCGCTCCCAGACGACGCGATACGCGAACATCGACATCGGGCTGTAGACGCGGACGTAGGACTCGGCCTCCTCGCGCGTGTCGAATGTCCGCACGTCGAGCCAGCAGCCGACCATGAAGATCGAGCGGGCCTGCACCTTGAAGCGAACGATCATCTGTCTTTCTCCTCACAATCACTCTCAACCGGCGCATCAAACGCCGCCCGCACCTTCTCTGCCGGGATGCCGTGGCCTTCGGATTCGAGATATTGGACGACATCGGCAATTGCTGCCTGACGTTCCGTTCCATGGGACCGTTCCTCTCCCAAGGGCGATGCCGCAGGCTCGGGGGATGGTGGGGTGCCCGGTAAGGGCGAATGGCGCGGCTTAGCCGCTTGCTTCGCGCGGATCGCTTCGACCTTGCCCCAGATGCGGACAAGCTCAGTCTCCCCGGCCGCATGCATGTCGAAACCGTTGGCTAGGCAGAGCGCAGCGAGCGTGACCATGACGCCGCCGACCTCATGATTGATGTCGCCGTCCGGTCGGCCGTAGACATAATCAACGAGCTGATGCGCGTCGCTCTGGGTGCAGCCGCACGCCTGCACAAGCTCCAAAGCTTCCTCGATGAAGCGGTAATTCCGCTCAATCTTATCAGCCGAAATATCGGGACCGAAACAGGCCATCAGCCACGGATGCACGCGCGCTTGGAACGCCTCCCGCATTCCCGCAGCCGGGGCGGCAAAGAGCGCCATGATTGCCGCCGACGTTTCCTCATACGTCGCGTCGCCGATACGGTAGCTGCCGAGAATAACTTCAAGATCAAATGGCGCTTCCGCAGCCGGGGCGGGATGGATGAGGGCGGCGGCAATGTGCTTCTGAGCCCATGCGACAAAACCGTAGGGAAGCGTGTGCTCAAAAGTAATGATGCTTGGCGCATTGCGCGGGTCGCCAACAGGTTGATGCAACAGATTCCCAATCAACCGCCGTGCGTCCTCCAGCGCCTCCCGTGTCGGCTCGGTGAGCGCGGGAGAGAGTGGCGTTTGCGCAGCCGGAAGGGACAGCCGTTCTATCTCAGCTTCCACCCAATCCACCTCGTCAGAGATATGCTCGCGCAGGTTATTTAGGCGCTCAAGGATCGCGCTCAAATAATGGACATCAGTCATGACTTCCTCCAGTAGAACCGAAAGGTCTCGATCTCGTCCGACACCGCGAGCACGGCTCGCCTGATAGGAGGTTCGAGCAGCGCGTAGAAGAATACCCACGTCATGACGGGCACGAGCATGACGGCTAGGATCAGTCTGGTCAGCAGCACGGTCAGTACCTCTCTCTGTAGACTATGCGCGCGTGAAACGGACAGTACGGGAAGCCCCCGGCCCCGCAGAACATGAGGCTCTTCTCGTCCTCGATCCAGCGGCATCCATCACCGTGGACTAGGTCGCGCAGGTGAACGACGAGGGATGGCGGGGGGCCGAGGCGCTCCGGAACCGCCAGAGTGGGCGGCGTCGGGGCGGGTCGCTTGTCGATCGGCTTGTGCGGGCGAGGCCGCCCCGAGGCGTCTCGCTTCTTGTTCTTGAAGCGAGGATCGCGTCGGTTGCTGTCCGCTACTCCTGGCGGGCGGCACACGTCCAGTCTGCGGGCCAGACTGATCGCTGCGTTGCGCGTCATGCCGAACTGCTCGGCGATCTCGCCGAAGCTGTGCGCGGTCGTCTCGCATACGAGACGGAATTCGCCGCGCCGATTCATCGGGAGGACCATCACTCGTCCCACGGCATGGGCGGCAGGCTCGGCTTCCTGCCGCCCGGGGACGACGAGGCGGCGCGGAGCGTCACCTGATCGACGGTGGTGGTCGGTCCGGCGACCGCGCGCTCGCGCACGTAGGTCGGCGGGCGCTGGGGCGCAGTGCGGACGCGAACGGTGGTGGCGAGCACGTCGCCGCTGCGCTTTCTCTGGGTTCTGGTCGAGTGCCTAACTGACACGGCGAGGTCTCTCCTCTGTGACGAAGCGATGCTTGGCGCGCCCGAAGCAGACGCGCTCGCGGAGTACGTGGTCCCTGGACGCGCTGCGGAGTCGAGCGCCGAGGGTCGTGCGAAGTACCCGAGTGCGAGCGCCGCACTCGGGACAGGGGCAGCCCGACGTGACGGGCTTGGGCTTGGGTCTAGTCATGCGGGCTGGCGGGCGATGTCGCTAAGGTTTCGCAGCACGTTTCCGAGTAGATCGAGGCCTATTCCCAGCGCCTCCTGTCCGTCGGACACGCTCGGGCGGGGCTTGGCGATCAGCGACTTGAGGCGCTCGATCTTCTCGTCTATCTGGTCGTTGGTCAGGTTGGGCACGTGCGGTCTCCGTCTGGGTTGGGGTTGCGGTCAGGCCAGCGCTCGCCAGCCAGTGGTGTACGCTCTGCTCCAGCGCCTCGCGGGCGCTGGTCTCGTCGTCTTCGAAGCCGTGGTATCCGCCGCCCTCCGGACGGATGAGGGCTGAAGCCTGCCACATCCATCTGCCGAACCGACGCTCCTCGACGTAGCCTATCCGGCACCGACCGAGGTAGGCGGCCGAGATGCGACCGCTGGGGGCGGCGACGTACCTGAGGTGGACGCGCGGGGTCATCCGCCGGACGCCGCCCAGTACGCGATGAAGAAGGCCCACGTGATCCCGGTGAGCGAGAGACACGTGGTGAATGTCATGGTCTCGCGGAGACCCGGGACCAGGACCGGGTAGGCCGGGGGCCAGACGCGGAGGAACGCGCCGCCGCAGATCCAGATCAGGACCGTGGCGAGAGTGGCGAGGACACAGATCACGCGCGCACCTCCTCGAAGCGAACCCAGCCTCGGCGCTCGGCCCTGCGGATGTCCCGCTTGGTGACGCCGCGCGCCCGAAGCTGCGCCACGGTGCGGCCGATGCGGAAGCTGGCCCAGCGGGCGGCGGCGGAAGTGTTGGGCTGACGCGGGTTGGCACTCGCCACCCAGACGACCCTGCGGTCCGCCGCCGTGGGCGCGGGGCGCACCACCCTCGGCGCGTGGCCGTTGACGTAGTAGTGCAGCACGCAGGGCGCGCCGCGCTGGATGGGGCGGCCGACGAGCCGTCGCACGTAGTAGCTGAGCAGGCGGCCGTGGTCTGGGGACGCTCGGTCCCGCAGACGAAGAAGGCAGAGAACTAGGTCGGCCTGTCCGAGCCCCGCGGACAGGAGAGAGGCCATCATGGTCCTGCCTCTGGGCAGGCCGAAGTAGTCGCGTACGAGGTAGGAAGTGAGTTGGTCGCGGCCCATGGCGGCGACGCTGCGCGCGTGCTTGTGCAAGGATTTCCCCCAGGAAAAAGTGGTGATGTCGAGTGCAAAATTTGGCTAGTAGTAGCCAAGTGTGCCACAACTTTGGTACCGCCGCGCCCCGTATTACTACGGTGTAGCAGTGGGGTGGATTTTGGTCACTGGTGGACGGCGTTTGGGGCAAATGCGGACGCAGCGTTGTAGCAGTGGGGTGGGTTTTTGGGGCACTGGTGGACGGTGCTTGGGCGGTCGGCGATGGTCGCGAGGAGCGGGGGTGTGGGTCGCTGGTCTAGCGAAAACAATGGGTTAGCCCGCTGACGTAGCGATACGTAGCGAGGGGAGTGCTACATCGAAAGCCCAGTGGTTACATGCACATAGGCGCACATGTAGCACTGTAGCACTCGCGCGCGCATACAGGCCCATCCCTGCGCGTGTGTGCGCGTGAGGCACTGCTACAGACTGGCCCCCGGTTTGGGTCGCCCCCGGAAAGGTCCTTGCAAATCACTGCGGGTTGTGGCTTGCTGCGGCGCATGGGGCAGCATCGCAAAAACTTCTGGACAGTTCTGGAGACCAAGTCCGCCACGAGCGGCGAGGCGATGCAGCACGCGGCCCGTCAGGGCTTCGAGTGCTACCACCCCAAGTATCGCGAGGCCCCTGTCCGCGGCGTGAGGAAGATCGTGCCGCTCTTTCCGCGATACCTGTTCGTCCTCGTTCGTCGCAGCCAGAACTGGCGACCGCTCGCCTACACGAGGGACATCAAGCGAGTTATCCTCGGCGCTGGCACCGACACTCCGGCCATCGTGCCGCACTCCGAGATCGAGCGGCTCCGCTCTCTCGAGAACGAAATCGGTTACGTCGAGCCCGACTTCACGCAGCCTCCGTCATTCGTGGCGGAGCAGGCCGTCGTCGGCGAGCGCGGGCTCTTCAGGGACAAGCACGGAATCTACAAGGGACTGGTCGGCAACAGAGCGGACAGGGTTCGCGTCCTGTTCGAGATTATCGGACGTCCAGTCGTGCATGAAATGAGCGCGTACGATCTAGCTCCGGTACTCTCCGCAGCCTGACTCCGCGCTCAAGTCGCTGATACGCAAGCGCTTTCGTCGCGCAGTGCGGTAGCTATCGTCTAATTCACCATTCTGGAGAACGATGCCCGGTAAAGTACGAGAGCACAAAAAGCACTTCGGTGGGCGGCAGGAAGGAGCCGGTCGTCCAAAAGGCTCTCTGTCGCGTCGCGCCAAGTCGCTTCGCAAGGTGACTGATCGTCACATCCGCGGCAAGCGATTACCCCTCGATGTCATGATCGAGAACATGATTCACTTCCAGGACGAGGCCCGTCACCTGCAGGATCAGATGGCAGACGTGCTCCTCGAGTTCAATAGACAGTTCTCGGAAGAGGGCATGAAGGAGATCCTCACGCTACTCTCTCAGTGCGGCGACTCCCGCATGAAGGCGCAGAAGTGCGCCGCAGACAGTGCTCCCTTCATCCACCCGAAGCTGTCCGCCATCGCCGTGTCCGCCAGTCCGCCGAATCACCCCCGCGACATCAGGGACGACTCGCCGGACGACAACTTCGCCGAGGAGTTCCGTCGTCTGCGCTCGCAGCCCTATATCCCGCCGACGATCGAGGGGGAGGCCGAGGTCATCAGCGAGGTGGTGCGCGCCGAGGCCGACGAGGACGAGGACGCGTGAGCGCGCTCGTCGCCCTCACGTGCATGTGGTTCGGCTGTGGCCTGCTCGCCACCGGAATGCGCTTCTGGCGCAGTCGTCGGTTCGAGTGGGACATCGTCGCGATCTGGGTCTGCCTCGGCCCCTTCTCACTTCTGTTCACTATCATCCTGTACTAGGAGGACAACCGTGTCACACGTCATGCGCGCCAAGCTTCGTCTCCACCACGTCGACAAGTCGGGACACCCGCACAGCGAGACGCTCCACTTTCACGCGGTGGCCAAGTCCGACGGATATCCGGAGGACGGAAGCGATGAGAACAACTCGTTCGCGAAGTGGACGCCGTCCGCCACTCTCCAGCTGACTGTCACCAATCCGGCGCTGATCGGCACGCTGGACATCGGCACCGAGTACTACGTGGACTTCACCGAGGCGAAGAAGCCGACGGCCTGATGCTCCAGCGCTCCCAGTGGCCGCCGGACTACAGCGCCGAACTGCGTCGGCGCTATCGTCTGCTGATTCGCATGCGGCGCTGCACGCCGCGCGAAATAGCGGCCATCTATCGCGTGTACGCCGACGGAGCCGAGGGCTGCGTCGCGTTCATCGAGGACTGGTGCGAGACATTCGATCCCCGCAACGCTGGCAGCGGTCGCCCGACCCGCATGGCTTTCAAGCTCTTCCCGAAGCAGGTGGAGATGATCGAGTTCCTGTGGGCCTGCTACTCGGCCGACGCGGACGGACTGATAGAGAAGTCGCGCGACATGGGCGCGACGTGGCTGTGCGTGTGCTTCGCTGTCTGGCTCTTCTGCTTCCACGAGGGCGCGACGGTGGGCTTCGGCTCGCGCAAGGCGGCGTCGGTCGACAAGATCGGCGACATGAGCTCCATCTTCGAGAAGCTGCGATTCCAGATGCTGAGCATCCCGCAGGAGTTCTGGCCCAAGGGCTTCGATCCCAGCGCCATGATGGCGCACTGCAAGATCTACGCGCCGAACAGCAACAGCATCACAGGCGAGTCCGGTGACGACGTGGGTCGCGGCGGCCGCACGCGCATCTACTTCAAGGACGAGAGCGCGCACTACGAGCACCCCGAGATGATCGAGGCCTCGCTGGGCGACAATACCCGCGTGCAGATCGACATCTCGAGCGTGAACGGCCTCGGCAACGTGTTCCATCGCAAGCGCGAGGGCGGCGTCGAGTGGCTGCGCGGTCAGCCTGCGGTGCGCGGCAAGACCAACGTGTTCGTGATGGACTGGTCTGATCACCCGGCCAAGGATCGCACTTGGTACGAGGAGCGCGAGAACAAGGCGATCGACGAGGGTCTCCTGCACGTATTCCGGCAGGAGGTAGACCGCGACTACGCGGCGTCAGTCGAGGGCGTCATCATTCCCGCCGAGTGGGTCAAGGCCGCGATCGACGCGCACGTTCTGCTCAAGTTCCCGACCGAGGGCTGGGGCGTGACGGACGAGCACGCTGCGCTGGACGTCGCCGACGAGGGCAACGACCGAAACGCCTACTGCCGCCGCACCGGGCCAGTGCTGAGGGAGATAGACGAGTGGACGGCGCGCGACACCGCGGTCACTGCGCGCAAGTGCGTGGACAACGTGAGCGGATGCGGAAAGATCACTGTCGAGTACGACTGTATCGGCGTAGGCGCGGGCGTGAAGGCCGAGGTCAATCGTCTCGCGGAGGACGGACTGCTGCCAGCCAGCGTGCAGTTCACGCCGTGGAACGCGGGGTCCTCACCGCTGGACCCGGACGCGCACGTCGACCCGAACGACGACCAGACACCGCTGAACAAGGACTTCTACCAGAACCTGAAGGCGCAGGGATGGTGGAATCTTCGTCGGCGCTTCGAGAAGACATTCCAGGCGGTGAAACTGTTCAGGGACGGCAAGCCGCACAACTACGATCCGATCGAGCTCATCAGCATTCCGTCAGATCTGCCCAAGCTGCGCACGCTCCAGAAGGAGTTGAGCCAGCCCACCGCGAAGAAGTCGTCCAAGATGCGCCTGATGGTCGACAAGACCCCGGACGGCACGCGCAGCCCCAACATGGGCGACGTGGTGATGATGTGCTACTTCCCCGCCGGAAGCGGCTACGACCACTCGATGGACTGGGTGTGACGCGCAAGTACGGCGATCTGGTACACGCCGCGTACAACGCGACACGAATGCACGAGATGGCGCGCCGCACGCACGGTCTAGCCGCGGATGTCAGTGTGACACACCCCGAATTCGCCAAGCTGATCAGAAAGCTGGCCAACGTGTACGAGGAATTGGCGCTGACGATAGACGGAGACATATCGTGATGCACGACGAGCCGGAGGGCGGGGAGTGGCCAGCGTGGTTCGTCTGGCTGATGGTGGCGATCTGCGCGCTGACACTCGGCTACATGGCTCTAATCACGCAGCCCGCGTCCGGTCACGTGCCGGGACACGCCGAGTTGAACGCTTGGGTCAGCAGTCTGCACAATCGCAACGGCGTTCTGTGCTGCGACATGAGCGACGCGGACCTGCTCAGCGAGCCGGACTGGGGCACGCAGAACAAGGACGGCAGTCACTTCTGGGTGCGTCTGCACATTCAGGGAGAAGGCGACGTGCGAATGGACGTGCCAGACAACGACGTGGTAGACGGCCCGAACCGCGCCGAGCACGCGCTCGTGTGGTACGCCTTTCTCAACGGAATGCCCTACATCCGGTGCTTCATGCCCGGAGCGATGACTTAGAACAATGACGAAGAAGCTCACGCTGCCCGGCACCGCTTCTTCTCATTCGGCGCGAGCGACACAGTGCTGTCCCCAAACGGCGTGTCGCTCGCGCCACCTATTTCCGAGAATATCATGCACAGCCACCTAGCCAACGCGCGCCACTCTATCAAGCGGCTGCCCAGCAAGCTGCACGTGATCGCAGTGGTGTTCAACCCGCTGCGCTTCCAGTCGCGCTACAACCTGTATCGCGAGTTCGAGCAGCACGCCACCAACGCGGGCGCGGACCTGTGGACGGTGGAGGTCGCGCTCGGCGACAGGCCGTTCGAGGTGACCAGCGCGAAGAACCCGAGGCACATCCAATATCGCACATCCACCGAGATGTGGCACAAGGAGCGCATGATTAACCTCGCGGTGCATCGCTTGCCCAGCGACTGGGAGTACGTCGCTTGGGTGGACGCTGACCTGACGTTCGTGAACCCGGACTGGGTTCACGAGACCATGCAGCAGCTTCAGCACTATCCGGTCGTGCAGATGTTCAGCCACGCGCAGGACCTAGGTCCGGAGATGGATCCGCAGCCACTCGTCGGCAGCTTCGCCTACTCGTGGAGCATGGGCACGCGGGAATTCCCGACCCTCGGCGACGACAACGCGCCGCACAGCGGCGTGCGCTACTGGCATCCTGGTTTCGCGTGGGCGTACACCCGCGTCGCGTGGAACACGCTCGGCGGGATGCTCGACATCTGCATCATCGGCAGCGGCGACTATCACATGGCCTACGCGCTGGTCGGCAAGCTGGGCCAGACCATTCCGCACGGCAGCCATCCGCAGTACGTCAAGATGGTCATGCAGTGGGGCGAGCGCGCCGCGCTGCTCAAGCGCAATATCGGCGCAGTGCCCGGCACAGTCGTGCACCACTTCCACGGCAGCAAGAAACATCGCGGCTACGGCACGCGCTGGCGGATACTCGTGGAGCACCTGTTCGACCCGCTGGTCGACCTGACGCAGGACTGGCAGGGTCTGTACGACCTCAGCCATCAGGCTCCGATCAAGCTGCGCGACGACCTGCGCGCGTACTTCAGGGCTCGCAACGAGGACGGAACCACATGATAAGTGACGACGACATCGTGACCACCGCTTCTGTAGCCGCAGTCAGCCCCCCGGCTGACCCGATCGCCGATATCCAGGAGCAGTTGAACGTGCTCGCCGACAGCGTTGACACGTTCGCCAGGACCGTGAGCGCTGCCATCGAGAAGATCGGTATCGACATTCAGGCTATCGCGCCGCAGGGCTCGGAGGACCAGTAAGCATGTGGTTCGTCGATAGTCTTCGCAATCTCGTCAGCGGCGTGGGCACGTGGAAGGACCCGACCACGCACGCTAGGTTCCACTTCCACGAGTTGAACAGGGACGAGTTGCAGAATATCTATCGGTCGAACTGGATAGCGCGGCGCGTGATCGACTGCCCTGCCGAGGACGCGTCTCGCGAGTGGCGCAACTGGCAGGCCAGCAATCCGCAGATCGAGAAGATCGAGACGCTCGAGAAGTCACTCCAGCTGCAGAAGAAATTCAAGGACGTCCTGATACGCGCTCGCCTCTACGGTGGCGCGGCGCTCGTGCTGGGAGTGGACGACGGCAACGAGACGTGGGAGGAGATCGACATAGACTCGTGCGAGCAGGACTGCCTCAAGTTCGTGGTGGTTCTCAATCGCTACGAGCTATCGGCTGGTCCTCGCATATACGATGCCGAGTCGCCCTACTACACTCGTCCAGAATACTACACTATCAGCACTCCGATGGTCGGCTTCGATCTGCAGAACCCGCAGGCCAGCGCCGGAACGGCGAAGACTGCGTTCGGGATGCAGACGACCAAGCGCCTGGACACTGGCATCGTGCGCATCCATCCCAGTCGCGTTATCGAGTTCGCGGGCAACCCGCTGCCGGACTGGCGCTTGGCGGTGCTGGGCGCGGGCTGGGGCGACAGCGTGCTGCAGACGATGGAGGAGTACCTCAAGGACTTCGGTCTGTCGATCGCCAGCGTGGCGAACATGCTGAACGACTGCAAGGTCGACGTGATCAAGATGCCGCAACTCAGTCAGAAGCTGAGCGACGCGGCAGGCACGAACAAGCTGTTCCAGCGCTTTCAGGCAGCCAACGTCGGCAAGTCCACACTCAACTCGCTCCTGATCGACAAGGAGGAGGAGTGGTCCCGCGTCACCACCAGCTTCGGCGGCATCGCCGACATTATCCGCATTCTCATGACAGTCGTGAGCGCTGGCGGCGGCATTCCGATGTCGCGTCTCATGGGCAGCAGCCCCGGTAAGGGCCTGAACTCCGAGGGAACGAGCGGCGGCGACAACGATCTTCGCAACTACTACGACGACATCACGTCGAAGCAGAAGACCGACTACGGTCCGAACATGGCCCCGCTGGACAATGTCATCCAGGTGTCGGCACTGGGCAAGCTGGACCCGTCGATCTACTACGAGTGGGCTCCGCTGTACAAGCCGGACCCGAAGGACGTGGCCGCCGTCAATCTGCAGAAGGCTCAGGCGACAGCCGCGTACTCCAATCTCGGGCTCATCAATCCGGACGCGCTGCGCGAGGCCGTGGTCAACCAGCTGATCGAGGACAGCGTGTATCCTGGTCTCGACGACGCCATCGAGGAATTCGGCGCCGAGCCGGAGGAGCCCGAGGTCAGCGACGACGACGTGGCCGCGCACATGCAGATGCTCGCGAACAGTAGCGGCAAGCTTCAGAAGTACGGGCAGATGGCACAGGCCGCGCTGCCCGCGCCCGACGGGAACAACGACAAGTGAGCAGGCTTCTCGTCTGCCGCTGCGCCGCGCCGCGCTTTGTCGCCGACGCCGCGCCCATTCGGCGAGGCGGTGCGAAGAGCGACCCGACCGGCACGCTGCCGATCGCGCGCAAGTGGAACACCGCTATGACCGCGCGCTGGCAGCGCTTGCGCGGCATCGTGAAGGCTGGCGTCGAGCGCTTCGACGAGCCGGTCAACGCCATCAGTCACGCGGTCGCGACCGGTGACGATCCGGTCCGCACCTTCGGCTCTTGGATATACGAGGCCATGAACCAGATCGTAGTCGAGCGCACCGGAGCGTGGATGCTCCAGTTCGTGCGCTCCTCTGGCGACCTCGGCACCGCGCACGGCCGCGCCACCGCCGACACTGACACCGACTCGCGCCCGCAGGACCGCGTTCCGACGCTTCAGTCCCTCGCGCTGGAGGAGTTACAGGGCATCTGCGCCGCAGTCGCGCAGCAGGCTACCCGCGCGTTCGCGCACGGCTACCTCGGTCGTAGGCCGCAGTCGCAGATCGTGCGGGATATAGTGGCGGCGATCGACAGCGTCGGTGTCAAGCGCAGTCGCATGCTCATCAACTTCTTCACGGTCAAGACGTTCAACGCAGCCGCGCTGGACACGTTCCGCGCCGCCGGAGTGCGCCGCGTCGGCATCGTTCCGGAGAACGGGGGCGGCACGGCCGGTCAGGTCCGCGACGCAGGACCACCGAAGCGCTCGAAGGCCGCCCAGAAGCGACTTCAGCGCGCGCTCGGAGAGGGCTACGTGGACGTGCTCACGGCCGGTGACAACCTGGTATGCGACGACTGCCAGGACATCAGCGACGACGGCCCCTACGAACTGGACGACGCCGAGATGCTCATTCCGGCTCATCCCAACTGTCGCTGCGCGTTCGTCCCGGCGGACGAGTCACTGCACGACGTGGACGACGCCGCCTCGGTGGTGGATCACGAGGTTCGCCTGAGCCTGAGCCCAGAGGAGCAGTCCGCGATCGTACTCTACACCACGCGTCAGTACAAGTCCATCAACACCGCGCTGCGCGCGGGCGTCAGTCTGCGGGACGAGGACAGGGCCGTGGTCGAGCATCTCGACAGCGTATTCGATCGCGCGTCCGCGAGCGCGAGCATGCGCGTCAGTCGTCTGGTGTCTGCCGAACTGTACGACGCGCTGCTGAACAGCGACGGCCAGACGTACACGGAGCGCGGCTACACCAGCACGACCACCGACCCGAAGGCCCTGAGCAGTGTCGGCAAGAACAGTGCTCTAGAGGTGATCGGCGTCGAGATACCGGCTGGCTCGCGAGCACTGCCGATCAGCGGCATGTCGGTGGTGCGCGGCGAGAAAGAGATCCTCGTAGATCGCGACTCCGAGTTCGACGTGGGCCGCGATGACGACGGCAGGGTCGTGATCAGGCTTCGCCGCGCGACGAGCGACAGCGATACCCACACCGCAGCGGGTATCATGCTTCGCGCCGACAACACCGGTCGCGTGCTGTTCCTCCGCAGGGCGAAGGGCGACATGCGCGGAACGTGGTGCTTCCCGGGCGGAGGCGTCGAGCCCGGAGAGACTGCGCAGATGGCCGCGCAGCGCGAGACCAAGGAGGAGGTCGGCTACGATGTTGATTCTGATCCTGATGTACGTGTTACTGAGCACGATCGCCGAGCAGTTAACGGCGTGGACTTTACGACCTATCGCGCTGACGTGCCAGTGGAATTCAGCCCGAAGCTGAATGACGAGCACGACGCCAGTGTCTGGGCCTACCCCGCCAGCGCGCCGCAGCCTCTGCATCCCGGCG